GAAGCTCGACGCTGCCCAACAGCGGTTCTTCGCTGACCAGGCTCGCGTGCAGGTCGTGTGCTGGCACCGCCAGAAGGGCAAGGACTTCACCACGGCGGCCAAGGCTGTGCTTGAAGCAATGGAGCGTGGGGAGTCCTGGTACATCGTGTCGCTCACGCAGCGGCAGGCCGACTCCACCTTCGAGAAGTGCAAGTGGTGGGCCAAGTACTACGAGCAGAAGATCAATGAGATCGACTCCCAGCCCTACGAGGAGTATGACGCGGAGCTTGACTACACGTTCGTGCACAAGGCCCGCGAGCTGGTGTTGCCCAATGGCGGGCGCGTGGTGAGTCTGCCCGGCCGTCACCCCGACACCATCGCCGGCCTGACGGGCAACGTGATCTTCACGGAGTTTGGCCTGTTCCCCCGCGGGGGCTACGACCATTGGCGGGTTGTGTTCCCGCTGGCGACGCGTGGCTTCCGCGTGATTGCGATCAGCACGCCTCGCGGCAAGGACTCGAAGTTCTACGAATTGGTGAGCGATCCGAAGCTCTACAGCGTGCACTTCTGCGACATCTACCAGAGCGTCGCCGAAGGCTTTGAGCTGCGTGACCAGGACGGCAAGCCCTGCTCGATCGACGCCTTCAAGGCTTTGTACGGCGATGAGATCGGCTGGCAGCGCGAGTACGAGTGCAAGTTCATGGGCGCTCTCGAATCGCTGCTGCGATGGGCGCAGCTCGAAGCCGCGGGCGCCGCCGGCGAAGGCCGGCCGTTCGACTTTATTCGTGTCGAGGCTGAAGCCGGTTGGTCGGCTTCGTTTTTCAAGGCCCTGGGCGATATCTCGGGCCGGCCGGAACTGGGCTGGGACGTGGCGCGTCGCGGACATTTGTCGTCCCTCTGGATCAACGATGGTCGCCCCGAGGTGAAGCACCTGCGTTACCTGGTGGTCATGCACAACTGCAGCTTCGCCCTGCAGCGGGACATCATTCGCGAAGCGATGCGCAGCAAGCCCACCAGCGTGGGATGCGGCGATTCCACAGGCCTGGGCATGGACAGCAACGAGACGCTGGAGACCGAGTACCCGGAGCGATGGACGCCTGTGAATTTCGGCGGCAAGCGCAAGAGCGATCTGGGCAGCGGCCTGGCGACGGCGTTTCGCGACGGCGCGCAGACGATCCCGCCGCTGAGCAGCGCGTTCAAGTTCGTCGCCACCGACCTTTACGCGGTGCAGAAGCAGTCCGACGCGGACGGCGCCACTGACGAGAACGGCAAGGGCAGCCTGAAGCTGGTCGAGTCGGAGAACCCGCTGTTGCCCGAATCGCACTGCGACATCGCCTACAGCGGCGCCCTGGCGATCATGGCTGGCCATAGCGAACTGACCGCGACTCCGACTGCTCGGACCCTCGGCCGAACCAACTGGAGGCGTTGGCAGTGAGATACCGAACGCCACGTGCCACGCATCGACACCCGATCCGCCCCGTGCGGCGATCGGCCGACGCCATGTCCCTTGCGGAGTTGGCGAAGTATTTTGCGGCGAAGACTTCAACTCAGACGGTTGAAACTCCCTACAGCAAGGTCGTGGCGGTATATGCCTGCGTCAAGCGCAAGGCGCAGGCTCTGTCCATGATGCCGCTGCGCGTGTCCACCGCTGACGATCAGATCGTTGAGAACGGGCCGCTGGTCGAGCTGCTCGAACGCCCTGCCGCAGGCTTCACGTTTCGTCTGGCGGCCATGGCGATCTCGGCGTTCTTGGATCTGTTCGGCAGGGTCTACATCGTCAAGCAGCTTGCGGGCGGACGCATCATCGGCTGGCGGCCGGTGTCGCCCCTGGAGATTGCTGAGCAGCGTGGCGTCAGCGGCATCATCGGCTACACCTACGCTCCCATCGGTCGCGTCGGCGTCGCACAGGATTTGACGCTTGAGCAGGTGCACGTCATCACCGATCCCGATTACGGGACGGGCGACTTGGAGCGTGCATTGAGTCCGCGGCACGCCGCAGGTCTGGCGATCTCGCAGCACTACCAAGCTGACGTCGCCAACGATCAATCGCTGCGTCATGGCGCTGGCGGAGGGCTTGGTCTGAAGACCGATCGCAACCTGACCGAGCCGCAGCGCGACGAGCTCGAATCGACGCTGGAAGATCGCTTCAGCGGGCCATCAAACCGGCATCGCTGGATGCTGCTTGAAGGCGGACTGACGGTCGAGAAGCTGTTCAGCTCGTTCGCCGAGATGGAGTTTACTGAACTCAAGTACTACAGCCGGGAAGACATTTGCGTCGCATTCGGTATGAGTCCGCTGGCGATGGGCTACACCGGTCGCGAGGGATTGGGCAGTGGCCAGCCCACCGAAAAGGCTGACGAAATCGCGTGGACGAGCACGCATCTGCCTCGGGCCGAATGGATCGCTTCGGAGTTGATGTTGGCGCTACTGCCTGCGTTCGTCGGCGACGCCTCTCTGTCGCTTCGTGACGCGCGGCAGCGCAAGATGGCCAAGCGTGAACGTGTGCAACGCCATCGCGGCGAATGCAAGGTCAGGGCAGGCGTGCACGGCTACCAGTATTACTTCTGGTTTGATGCATCGACCGTGTCGATCCTTCAAAAAGCGACGTTGGAGTTGGCCAAGCAGGCGGCTGAGTGGATCGCTCTCGGTGTGCCGCTGAACCAGGTGATTTCCGCGTATGACCTTCCTTTCGAAGAGCCGTGGTGGGGCAACACGTGGTACCGGCCCTTTGGCTTGGTCAACGTTCAAGACGAAGCCGCGACATTGCCGGGGGCGACTGATCCCGACGGCGCCGCTGACGCGACGGATGAACAAAAGCCGATGCCCGACGAGGATGCCGGCAAGTCGATTTTCGAACACGTCGCGAAGCTGACCGCGTCGCAACTCGAACGCCTCTGGATGGCATGGCGGGCGAGCTGGGCGGGCCTCGAAACCAACGGCGAGTCTCGCTGGTCGAAGCACGTGCATCAGCTCCGCCAGCAGGTGCTGCGTCGGCTTGACGGCGTCACGCTCGCATTGCCTCCATCGGCGTTGGCCGATGTCGCGGTTCGGCTGTTTGATGTCGATCCGAAAAGCGGTCGGACTCGTCGTGAGTATGTGCGGCAGATGCCTGTGCATCACCGCGACATCATCGCCCAGGTGCTTTTTGATCTTTCCGATGCCGACACTCGCTGGCTGCTGCGAGCCCGGCCGCTGATGCGCACCGCCTTTGAACTCGGCGGCAAGCAGGTGATGGCGGAGCACGCCGCCGCCACAGGCAAGACGAAGCCTGATCCATTCTCGATCAAGGACCCCGGCGTTGAGGCCGCGATGCGTGCCCGTGAGGTCCGGCTCAAGGAACCCAACAAGACGCTGCGTCGTCGTTTGGCCAGTGAAATGGCCGAGGGCCTGTCGCAGGGCGAGACAACCAGTCAGATCGCTGAACGGCTACGCAAGGAGTTCAATCTCGCCGCCGGCCGTGCCAAGACAATCGCACGCACGGAGATTGGCGGCGCCGTGGAGGACGCGAGGCAGCAGGGACGCAAGCAGGCGGGCGTGCCGAACAAGACATGGCTGTGGTCTCGAAAAGAGACCGGCCGGCCTTGGCACTTTGAAGCAGAGCGTCAGACCATGGCCTCGCCTATCCCAATCGACCGGGACTTCACGCTTCCGCAGACCGGCGCCCAGACGCCCTATCCACGCGGCCCTGGCCTGGATGCAGAAGACGCCGCGAACTGTGGCTGCACCACGATCAACCGCTACCCCAACGACACGATCGCCGATGCCAGGGGCATCGCTCACCTCCTACAGCACGGCTTCCTGGGCGCCGAGCAGACCCGCGACATCGAAGGGACCGAACCATGAACAAGTACGCCGACGTCATCCGCAAAATTCTTGACGCCTCGACTCGCGAACTGGAGCCGTCTGCTGGTGATCAAGGCGCTCGCGAAATGGTGGTCCGCGGCATCAATCTGAACGATCGAACAGTAGAGGCCGTGGTGTCTACCCATGACCCGGATCGGTACGAAGAGATCGTCGATCCCAGGGCCTACAAGAAGTGGCTCAAGACCTTCATGCAGAACCCGGTGCTAATGCCTGGGCATCAGTACACGCGGGCGGACGGCAAGCCTGCCCAGATCGGCACTTGGCTGAATCTGTCTGTCGAAGAAGGCGGCCTTGTCGGCACCGCGTGGTTTGACGAGGACGAGACTTCCGATGCCTGGTGGCGCAAATACTCCAATCCCGATCCGAAGAAGCGGGCCAAAGGATTCAGCGTGGGATTTCTGGCTCACGCGTGGGAGATGCGGGATTTCGACATGAAAGAAGGGCCCCGCAAGCGCCTTCGCGTGTTCACCGAGGTGGAGTTGCTGGAGATCTCCGCGGTGCCGATCCCGGCGAACCGCGCCGCGCTGTCGCGTGCGGCCTCGGCTGGCATGGGGGCCACGGTGCCTGGGGAGCTGCTCGAAATTCAAAGTGATCATGACGAGCTCCGCTCGCTGATCGCCACCGAGATTGCCAAAGCACTCGATGCCGACCTCAATGGCCGGCTGGCTGGTCTGATCGAAAACGTCGTCGAGACCTACCAGCGCCTGCAGGTCCAAGGGCATCACCACGACGACGACGGGTCGCCCAACCCCGGAACCAAGTCGGGCACCGCTGATCTGGAGCGTTCGCTCCGGACCCTCGCTGGCGAAGGTTGATCGCCAGGCAACGCATTCATCACTCATCGCAAGGACGCAATCACATGGACGAGATTCAACTGAAGGCACTGATCGAGAAGGCCGCCGAGAAGATCCTCGCCGGCGACCTCAAGCAGATCCAGGCGACGTTGAACGAGATCAAGGGCTGGGGCGCGGACAACGGCCGGCTCAAGCAGGCTGAGGACGCCGTCAAGCAGCTCGAACAGCAGTACAAGACCTCGCTGGCCGACCTCGATCAGAAACTCGCCGCCGCTGCCCGTCGGGCCTACGACCTGCACGGCAACTACCGCGGTGGTTTCGGTTCCGAGGAGCAGGCCCGCACCTTCGCTTTGTGCGTCATGGCTCGCACCGGTGACGACTCCATGCGCAAGCGAAGCCTGGAGATCCTCAACGCCGACCACAAGGCATTTATGGGCGCCTACGCCAAGGACATCACCGGCGATCAGGCGTTGATCCCGCACGAACACACCAGCCGCATCGAACGGCTGGTGGAGGACTCCAGCGTGTGGGCTCGCAACGCGTTCATGATGCCCATGACCACGCCGGAGGCCAGCTTCACGCGACGCGTCAGCGGAATGCGTGCGCACAAGACGAAGATTCGTACCGCCGTGGACAAGCAGAACATGACGGTGGCTCCCATCAGCCTCACCGCCGCCGACTATGACATCCTCACCAGTTACCCCAAGCAGTTGGAGGCCGACGCCCTGATCGCGGTGGCTGAGCTCCTGCTCCAGGAGATGAGCCTGGGCTTCTCGATCATGCTGGAGGAGAACGGCCTGATCGGTGACGGCACCGACACCTACGACAACGAGACCGGCATCACGTTTCTGCTCAAGGAGATCAACGGCGTCAACGACGGCGGCGGCTTGGTGCTGGGCAGCGGTGCGGCCGGCAGCGGCTGGACCGGCATCGGCAAGGACGACATCCTCAAGGCCATCGGCCAGGCTCGCCACGTTCGCCCCGGCCAGGGCGTGCTGGTGTGCTCCAATGAGTTCT